TCGGGCGCGCCTGTAAACTATGCGCAATATGTTGAGTTTGGCACAAAACGCATGCGGCCGCGCTTGTTTATGGGTAGGGCAATGCAAAAAGTACAACAAAGCAACGTGCCAAAAGAATTGCAAAACCTTTTGCGGTTGGCATTACAAGAGGATCGTGCATAATGGCATCACGTACACGACAAATAACGGAAAAATTGCGGGATCTCATCGCGGTTGACTTTGCAGCGGGTGAAAGCGGGATCGACATGAGCGATGCGGTGCAAATAGGTGCCATCATTGAGCCGCCGTATTTACCTTTTGCGTGCGTTTCATTTGCTCAAGCATCTTCTCAGTACGGGCAAAGTTTAGGCCGCTATCAAATCACCAATACGTTTGAAATATACGCATTTGTTGGTGGCGGTGATGTCGAAGAGCGTACAGTCAACGCAATGGATCTTGTTGAGGACATGGTTGATGCGCTTTGTGTTAATCGTCAAATTGGCCTTTCCTCAATAGTTGATGATATAAAATGCGCATTTTTGGCCGAAGATGGAGATCGTTATGGCATTGAGGGTGTCGGCATCGGTTATATTGAGGTACAAGTGTATTCTCAAAGCGACACGGGGATCTAATTATGAGCTGGTATAATACAGGATGGAAACAAAGACAACCGGTTGCGATCGATGCATCGGCATTTGGTAGCGGTGCATATCAAAGCAAAGACGTTGAGTTTCAAGTGCCGCCCGATTGGGATCTCTTTTGGGATAATATACGATCTGACTTTTTGGATGTTGTGCCCGTTGATGTTGCCGGCAACAAGTTGGGTTTTACACGCAAAGCCGGTGCAAGTTATGCGGATCGATCTTTGTATATACAATTACCCGCCTTGACGCTCAAAACGCTTGCGGTTGATCAAGTGTATCTCTATTTCCAAAACCCCGATCAAACCGTTGATCTTAGCAAAGTATCAACGATCTCAAGCCCTTTGATTGGGTATATAGATCTTGCGCGGCCATCGGGTTTGATGGTTGTACAACCTCTGCAAAGGCCGCCAACAAGTGAGCCTCAAACGGCATTTGTAAAAGCAACAACCGATCAAATTGATATATTCTTTGCGATTGGTGGCTTGTTTACGGTACGCGCATCGCCATACAATGCAAGGTTGTCAAATGAAGATGTTGAATATGTAAATATACAATCACTTGATAGCAGCGGCACAAACGACACAAACCGGTATCTTGAGGACAAGACGCGCTTTATTGATGGCTTTGTGCGTGTGCGGGCGGTTGGTGGTAGTGATGGCACCGATTATGCGCTTGTGTGCCGTGTTGTGTCTAATTTTGAGCAACAAATCGATCTTAGGTGCCTTATACAAGTAAGAGATCAATTACCAACATAATAGGAGTTATCATGCCTTTACAATTTGGCCGATCGGCCTTTATTAAATACGCCGAAGAGAGCACATACGGCACCGCCGTGAGCACTACCATATCAAACCGCGTTACATCGGTATCATTGAGCAGATCGCAAGAGCGCGAACGCACAACGCATTTATCTCAAAGCGATGCGGCCTTTGCGGTGGCAACCTTTGATGCGTTTGAGCAAGCCGGCGGATCTATCGAAATGCCGTTTTTTTACAAAGGCATTGGGCAGCTAATCAAGGCGGCCGTTGGCGGTACGCCATCAACAAGCGGCGCGGGGCCATATACACATGAGTTTGAGCCAACAACCGTATTGCCATCGCTGACAATAGACTTTCAACGGGGCACCGGTAGTGTTGAAACGTTTGAGGGGTGCATGGTGTCCACAATGACGATCTCTTGTGAGGCCGGTGCCGAAGCAAGCGCCTCTTTTGAGATTATTGCCGAAACAGCGAGCGCCCGCACAACCGCGATCACGCCATCTTTTGGCGATGGTGCACAAATGTTTCATCATCAAGCGGGGCAATTGGCTTTTAATAGCGTCAATTACGTTGTGCGCTCTTTTGAGTTTACAATCGACAACAAGCTTGAGCGCGTGAATAATTTGGGATCCAAATTGACCGGACAACCGCAAATTAGCGATGTGCGTGAGGTTACAATTACATGCACGCTTGACCTCGAAGATAACAACCTATATGCCGCGCAACTTGCGGGCACACAAAGTGACGTGTCCTTGACGTTTACGGCCGGATCCGATAGCTTTACATTCCTACTGCGTAACGCAAAGATCACCGAATACAGCGATGATGTCACGTCTTTTGGGCGTGTTGAGCGTACGGTCACATTTTATGGCCTTGCGGATCTATCGGTACCTGAAACGGCTTTCAAGTTGACTATGGTAAACGACAACGCAAGCGCGGTATCAAACTAATAAACCACAAAAACAAAGGGGTGCATGATGGATAAAAATATCCTCGAAGAGATCATTGCATCCGCATCTTTTGTTGTTGATGCCTTTGATGGCATGATCAAAATTGAGGGGCGGATCTTATCACCGAGTGAGGTTGAAGCGGCCGGTCTTGCTAGTGCATTATTGGCAAGCGCTATTTTCAAGGGCCAATCAAAAGAGCAAATCGAAAAAACAAAAGACATTGCCGAACGTGTCGAGCGTGGTGAGGTTGATGATTTTGATGCCCTTATGGATATTGTTGGCCAAATGCAGCCGGATCAACTTGAAAAAATAGCCGAAAGAGAAGATCGCCTTTTAATGCGTTGTGTTCGTAGGTGCTCAAAAGACGGCGGTGCAACATGGGAAAACTTGCACCTTGTGAGCGGCATTGATCAACAAAATGCACAACAAAATAAATTGTGGATCGGTATGATCCGCACCGAAGATCGAAAAGCAATCCTCGAGCGTGCCATGAGCGGGCACAAGGAGGCGCAAGCCCGTCTTGCGGGGTTTCGTCAATGATGAGGAGCTTGTGCACATGTATGATATAATTGGTCGCACTTATGGCGTTTTGCCGTCACAGGTTGCGCAATTAAGTTGGTCGGATCTGCTTATCAATGTACAATGCGTTAGGGCGCGGGGCGATCGCATCAAGCGCATCCTCAAAACAAGCAAACGCAAAAAAGACATGATTTTTCCTAACATTTCCATCATTGACCTTGCGGATATATTATGAGCACAACCGTTGAGTACATTTTAGAGATCGATAGCAAGGGCGCACAAGCCGGCCTCAAACAAACCGATCAACAAGTACGAAAAACAACCTCATCGCTTAAAAATATGCGTGCGCAAGCGCGTGGCATGAGTGGATCATTTCAAGCGGTAGGTGAGGCCGCAAACTTTTTGGCGCCTGAGTTGACCGGTTTGGCCGATGTTGCGGTTGCGGGTGCGCGTACATTTCGCGGTTTGGGGAGGGCGTTAGCAAGTGGCAACCCGATCATTATTGGCCTTACGGTTGCGATTGGTGCGGCAATTGCTGCATACGCTGCATTTAATGCCGCCAACAAACGCGAAGAGGAATCATTGAAAGCGCTCAACAAGACGCTTGATGAAAATACCAAAAAAATACAGGAAAACCAAAGCGCATACGACAATGCCGAAAAGGCGATCTTGACAAGCGCCGGCAAACTCAATGATTTGCGGCTTGAATACGCATTATTATCGGGTGATATAAGCAAGACCGAAGAGGCCGAATTGAAGCGCTCATTTGCAGCCGAACAAGCCGCATCAAGCCTTGACACGCAACTGCAAAATCAAGTGCAAGCCAAAAAAGATAGCCTCAAGCTTGCACAAGATAATGTCAAGGCCGCAAAAGATCGCATCGCGTTTTTACAAAGTGAGGGCGATTTTTTGGCGCGCGGCGGCGTATTGACCGCCAAAGGCATTGAGGCAAGAAAACAAGAAGAGGCCGCATTGAGGGCGGTGCAAGTTATTGAGCGTGATCTTTTAGATTTGCGCACCGATGGTGCCGAAAGGATAAAGGCGCAAAGTGATGAGTATTTGCAATTGCAAGATGCAATAGGCCGCAAAAATGAGGAAAACCGCAAAAGAGAAGAGGCGATCGCCCGCTCAAAGGAACGCCAAACGCAATTACAAGGGATCCTCAATAGCTTGACATCGCAAGCGGGATCATTGGCATCGCGGTTGTTGGATATACAGATCGCACGCATGGCACCGGCCGATCAAGTAAATGCGCAATATGAAAAGGAGATCGCCAACCTCACCAAAACAGAGCGCGAGATCATCAAGCAATTTGAAGCAGCACAACAAGTTGCACGCTCAAAAAACGACCTTGTAA